CAGACGAGAAGAACTGTTCTGCAATATGAGTTGGAACGAACGCAAATTCATCCAGGAAGATGATGTTGAATGACATTCCTCGGACAGCAGAACTTGAAGTAGATGCTGCCATGATCTTGGAACCGTTCTCAAGCTCTAGTGAACCTTTGTTCCAAGAAATAATACCTTGCTGCATCCACTTTGGCAAATTCTCATATGCCAACTGCAGTCTACCAAGCAGTTCTCTGGACGTTGATAGTTTGTTTGCCAGAATACCTATATTTACATTAGCATTAAACAACGAATAGTGTAGAAGGTAAGAGACCACTGTGGTGGATTTTCCTGTCTGACGAGGAAGTTTAGCAATATTAAAACGATTCTCGTGGAACTTACGAATCATATCCTCCTGAAAATCCCACATTTCAAAGGGGACTAAACCTTCATCAAGAGAAACAATTTTGATATAATTTTCGGTAAAATATACGGGGTCGTTCTCACACTTCAACCACTCCTCAATCTGTTTGGGAGTAAATTGCATCTGCACATTCGCCGCTTTAAGATTAGGCGAACCTTTGTATACTTGATTTTGACTCATGGTATTTGTCTAATTACTAATTTTCCAGATGGATCACCAAAAACTAATTCTTCTGGTTTTTCTACTATTATGATTCTATTTGCTGGTATATTAATAATTTGATAAGTAACCCCACTTAAAGTTATTCCAATATCTTCATCGGTAGGGTTTTCAATTTCATAATACATATCAACAATTCCAAGCTCTTAGTGACTTATTGATTCTTGAATTAGGGTCTCTAGAAGTTTTCTTTGATGTAAGTTTCTTTTTCATCCCCCTCATTCTAGCGCAGAATGATGCCCTGCGGGGATTTCCAACCTTCTTTGAAGGTGCTTTGAGGTCGCTTCCAGGATTTTCTCTTTCGTAAGATTTTCTTCCTTTTTCGTTGAGTCCTCCGTTTTTATTTTTTCCTGATGATTTTGTCCAAGCTGCTCCTTCATCTAGTTCAACAAACTCCCTAAAGGATAATTTATTTAGTTCAGGTTGAACTTCTTCGTTATATTTGCTAGACATATAATTTGCGACGGAATCCATATAATCAGTGGCAAGAGTAACTTTTGCTTGTACCCATGCTGGTATCTGCATCGTTGGAGATTTAATTTCTTCTCTCAACCTTTTACAGTGCATCTCAAGTTGGTCTAACTGATTAAGAATCATAGAACCTTCATCATCAAGCTCTCTACCCATTGCTACATCAATATGATTTTCGTTCATCTTTTTACCTCTTATTTTTTAGTAAAAATTTTTTATCCTAGGTAATCAACTGAAGTTGCAGAAACATCAGAACCACTATCCACTTTTATTTTTTGGTCTGCCCTTTTACAAACTACTAAAACTGTTCCAGGGATTGAATTATAAGTTCCAATTAATGTTGTTCCGTCATTTTCATAGACACTAATAGTTCTTGATGCATTACCTCCTGCATCATGACTAATTAAAATATCTGTTCCTGAAGCAACTACATTAGGTGTAGCGTTAAGTGTTACACCAGCTGCTAATACTTTTACTCTCATTTTTACTTGCCTTTTTGATTATTTAGGTTTTTTGATGCGTTCTTAAGCATCTTTGCGAGGTCTGCTGTGGAACCAACAAACATAGTATTATTGACAGTAGTAGGAGAAGATTTTTTATCTTCCGATTTAATGTCTTTCATTTTCTTTTGAAGGTCTGCTAACTTATCTGTGATATCGGCAACATTCTTAATCCCCTGGAATGCAACCTCGTATGCTCTGGGGTGATTGCTGCTGCGAGCAACTTCAATCAGTTCATCAATCGCAACTTGACCTTTCTGAATAAGTTCATAAAGTTCTGTGCGAGCATACTTATAATCAACATCAATATCACCCTCGTTTTCTGCGGGAGGTTGGATAGAAACCACTTCAGTTTCTACTGATTCAATATCAAAAAGGTCTTCCATATTCTCTTGAAATTTATGGTCCATAGTAAGTTATACCCTCATTAAATCCAAAATCGTCTTCTGCTGTAAGTAGTGATGTATCAATAGCATCTACATCTCCATCACCATCCTGATCACTAATTGCTTTTGGTTGAACTTCATACTTAAGAACCCTAGCATTAGTAACCTTATCACCAACATTGATATTGGAAATAGATTTCTTAATGATGTTACCAGCAGTGACAGGACCGTACAGATAAGTCTTCGCAGTAAAACGAAGTGTCCAAGTTATATATCTTCGTGTGGAATAGTCACCTTCATAATCATCACTATAATCAACACTATTTAAAATAATTGGAATGTCACGACTCTCTTCCATTTCAGGAATAAGATTTACGGTGACTGTAAACTGTGGTTGAAAGTATGGTAAAATTTGTTCAATAATTTGAAGACCATCATCTTGTGTTTTTGTGATAATTGACAATTCAAATTCTATGTTATAAGGAACAGGCATATACTGTTTCTTACCTACAGACCCAGTATTATCTGAAAATGCTCTATTAAACTGTGTAGGTGGAACTTTTCTGCCGCCGTCATAAGAAATTCCTGTCATTTCAAATGACATTCTTGGAATTGTGATAGTAAATTTTCTATCAATGTCTGGCGCCTGTTGAAGTCTTGTTAAAAACTTTTGAGCAGGACCATATGCCAAGGGAACTTTTTCTTGTTTTACAAACTTACCTTGTTCATCATAAGTGTTTAGTTGAATATTATTAAACAGTGTACCAAATGTGGTAACTGTTTTACGAATAATTTTGTGATAAAAATAATTACCTAACATTAGAAGCTACCTTTAATATCTCCGAATTCACCGAAAGGATTGCTTTCAGTGAAATCAATAATTAAATCGCCCTTAGATTCAATCTCTCTATTTTCAGAATAGGCGTCAGTCATATTTAGGGTGTCGTAAGATTGTACTCTCCACCTAGCACCTGATTCCTGACCCCTGATTAATTCATTAGGAGCAAAGTTTCCAGTGATATAAGCAACATTAAGTACTCTTTCAGTAGGTCTCCATTCACCAACCCTTGCTGTATAATTCGCAGGTGAAGGATCTATAATGACTGTAGGCGCCCCAGAATAAGTATATGAAACTGAAGGAGGATTCACTGCAGTAACTATTCCGCCAGAAATAGTCGTTGTAGATGTAGCGATATAATTACCAAAAGAGTCATAGTAAAATACTGATGGAGCAGTTATATAACCACTTCCAGGATTGGTAATAGTAAGTGCTCCTAGTGTACCTCCACTTAATACTGCAGATGAAACAGTTGCAGTAAATCTTGTACCAAGAAGTTTTTCATCTGGTTGGTAATTGCCTAGACCACTTGGCATCATAAGGATTGGGAATACACCAGATTCCCGTTCAAGATTATCAATTTTTTCAATTCCTGTTTCAAATATACTGTCCCCATATTCAAAGATTTCACACGACATTGTGTAGACATATAAACTATTTAATTGATAGAATGGTTTTTGATTCTCTACATATTTGATTTCAAAAACAGTTTGATTTAATGGGAACCAAATTAAATCACCATCATTAGGTCTACCAGCCACAATTTTATTTGTAGCAAGGTCAACAAAATCTTTCCATCTACGACGTGATACTGTTAATGTGATTTCATCAGTAACACGTAATCCGAACTTGGAAAGCATGTCTCCCTTACCACCAAAATTTTCAAAGTTCTCAAGATACATTTCAATAAGATAACTATCTCTATATTGAGAATGATAGATATCATTCCACAGTTTATCTTCATAAACTTTTCTAGGAATGTAATAACATTCAATACCATACATCTTGATTTGCTCTTCAATCAAGTCATGTATTAAATTTTGCTCACCTTTTGTTCCTTGAGTGAAGTAAAGATTTCTAGTCATTATCCGATCATATCCAGAGGTGGAAGTTCTGCTGCGAGTTGGAACTCTGCCAGAATTTTTTCAATCTCTACCTCAGCATCTTCATAAATTTCTCTACCATTTAATGTAATACCTCCAGGAAGAGATACATTTCTAAACTTAATTAAGTTCTGTCCCCACTGACGTTTGATAAGTGCAGTTGCATACTTCTTCATCCAAACATCATTCCACACCTCAGTGCATTGAGCGGGGTCAAGCATTCTGTAACAATCAATTAAGATATAATTACCTGACGTTAGTTGATCAAAATCAGTATCCAGCCAAAGTTTATTTTCTCTTTTATTAAAACGAATCGGTTTGAAGTTTGAAATAACCCAATCAAGAGTTTCCAAGTAACTCTTAATCATATAGTAATTAAGAATTTCCATTGAACCAAAGTTATAAAAATCATTCAAAAACAATTGATACTTGATACTAAAAATATTTCCTGATACTGATGATACACTATTATCCTGAGCATATACTTGAGTAATGCCAAGAATATGATCTGGAATTTGAATGTAATTATTTTGTTCTATTAATGTTGTGCCTGATATTGTTGTATTAGTTTTTGCTGCAGCAACCATCTGAGGTGTAATCTGCATTTTAAGAATGGTACGAATACTACCATCAAAGTGACGCTCTTGAAAGAATTGAATAGCATCATCAATCGCATCTTCAATCTGATCATCATCCACATTAATTTCAAGCACAGGAAAACCAAGTTTCCTTAAGCAATAATCAATTAATTGTTGTCTGGAGGCGGGACGAGCCATGAATACAAAAATAACCCTTAGTTTCCTAAAAGATATTTATAAATTAATATTTAAATTCAGCACCAGACCATCTGATTTTAGGTCGGTTTTCATCAGTCCAAGTATCTGTCATCCAACGATGAACATATGCAAGGTCTTC